TACTTACTGAATGGGTGTCAATTTCAGGACAAATTACTCTGTTTTCATATTCCATAGGTGTTTCATTATCTCCACCTACAGGCATTGCGAATATATTACTATGTATTAGATCTTGGACAGATGTATTTATGTTAAAAGTATATATTATTCCATTTTTAGCGTTATATGTTTTGTTGTAACCATTAAAAGGATAATTAAATGTATTTTTAGGATTCCATTTACCTGGAGTGTATAAATTTTGCCCACCTATAGCATAATATCCTTGTAATTCATTTGCAAATTGAAATTTAAATGCCGAAAATCCATACCCGCTATAGCTGTTATAAAAAAAATCAGTGTAATCATCATAAACATATCTATAGGAGTTTCTAAAATCTTGAATTCTATTGCCATAGTTTATTGCAGGTATAAAAAAAGTTTCACCAGGTATATTCAATGCATTCCTGACAATATAACTTTCTTCCGTTCTTATAAAAAAATCAACACCTCTATAAATTAATGAAGGTTTATTTGCATATGGTCCAGATTTCATAACAACATGAAACAATCCCCCATAAGCATTTCCCCAAGAGTTAACTAATAATTGGCCAGTTGTAAAATCAAAACAACTATAATCTGTACCCGCATCTAATGATAAATCTTTGCGAATGTTATATCTTAATATTCTTGTCCTATTGTTTACATTATTATTATCTACTTGCTTGATATACAAATATTGTGTATTATTATCTTTGATAGGAGTTACACACATACCATAATAAGTATTTGTAGATGTAGGTACAAATGATTCTCTGATATTATACGAGGCTTTTTGTCTATCTGTTCTATTTGCAAATGGTATTGTTACAGTACCATTTATTGTAAAATCATCAATATTTAAGCCTTTTATAAAATATAGTCCAAACCCAGGATTGGGTAATATTATAAGTCTAATTTCCTCGATTATATATGGGACGTTAGTTTGATTAACAGATGGCAATCTATCAATTGTTAAACTTGTGTTACTGTTAATCCTATTTACATAATACCAGGTAGTAATTTTTTCTGGATCTGTAGAACCAAAACCAATTCTAGCCCCAACAGAAATTTTCTTATCAAAAAATGTAGTATTTATTCCTGAAACTTCAGCAGTTGATGTGGATAAATTGACTAGACCATCTGTAGTTTTATCCATTATTGCAACAAGATCAAAATCCCAAGCTGATTGACCCGATGATGCAAATGTTATATTTATAAAACCTTTATGTGTGAATGTCCATGTAAATCTATCAAAAATAACCAAGTGATATTTTCGTATTTGACTTCCACTTGCTTCGTTTCTTTGAAATATTAATAAATCATATCTTTCGGTATAGCTAATAACATCATTAGCATAATACATATATAACAATGGAGGTGAAGTGGAATTGTATATCACTCTCATTTCATCAAAAAAATGAAACATTTCATGAGGTTGATTTGAGATATAATTATTTTCTGGAGTAGTTGTGCTCGTGAATAATTTTTGAAATCTGCCAATATTTAATTTACTTGGATCATAGCCAGTAGTATCTTTCGCTGGTAAAGTTCCATTAGGTGTATTAATACCTATGTCATCAAAATAATTATTATTAACAGTAGCTAAAAGTTGCTCTGAATTGACGGTCCTACCATACACTTTATAGCTTGTAGCATAACTACTTGATGTCCAAGATATTCTAATAAAATTACTATTACTTAATATCGCATTTCCAGTGATGACAACAGGATCACTTGCTAATGTTTCACCATAGGAATTTATAGCACTTACTCTGTACGAATAAATTGTAGACCCTGAAGCTCCAAAAGCCTGTAATGAAATTACAGGCTTCGGAACGGAATTTAGTGGTGTGATTGTGCAGCTTGAATCAAAGTTATATTCAAACGCTTGTGTTGTTGCCATCCATCTCTTCCAGTGTATGTTTTCCAGTAGCTACAAAAAATGCAGGAAAAGCAGCTATAGGAAATTGTGTATTATCTCTTTGAAGATATACCTCTACCAAATCTAAAGCTTTGTAATCGCCAGTATATTTTACACAATATTCAGTTTGTGTCAACACTGGTGTGTCAGCCTCAAGATGGTAAATTACATCTTCAGGTTTTACATCTTCACTCATACATTTACCTCTCTATTTTCTTCATTCATATCCTCAATTTCCTCTGATTTATCAACCTTTATAACAGATTGGATATTATCACCATCATTAAGAGATATAATTTTTATACCAGAACCAGCTCTGCCCTTCAATCTTAAATCACTAACACGGACTCTTTGAATCAATCCCTTGCCAGTGAGAATCAAGAATTCATCATCTTCTGCAACAGCTAAAGCACTAACAATCTTGCCAACCTTAGGGGAATTTGTATCAATGGTCTTTAATCCACGAATATTTCTTCCAGACCCACTTCGATATTCAGAAGCATCAGTTCTCTTGCCATATCCAGTAGAAGATATCACCAAAACAGATGGGTCATGATTCTTATCAAACGAAATCATAGAAGATAAGCAATCGCCATCCTTAAGAACCATAGCCTTGCAACCCTGAGAGTTTTTACCAGATACCTTGATAACATCTTCTGAATATCTCGCAGCTAGACCATTAGAAGTGATAAACATGATATCAGAGTTTCCATCAGTCATCGAAATAAATGCTAATTCATCTCCTTCGACAATTCCAATAGCTTTAGTGCCCTTCTTTCGCAAATTAATATTATAATCACGAATCTCACTCTTCTTAACTAATCCATTCTTAGTAGACATCAAGAAATACCCATCTACATCAAGACTCTTTAAGGTCATGGTACAGGCAAGATCATCACCCTCAGAAAGCTCCAAAAGATTGTTGATATGAATTCCCTTAGATGTTCTTGATCCCAAAGGTAAATCATAGCCCTTCTTCTTATAAAGGTTTCCCTGCTTCGTGAAGAACATAAAGTAATCATGAGTTGAGCCAAAGAACAAACTAGAAGCTTCATCCTCTTCACGAGACTTTACACCAATTACACCCTTGCCACCACGATTTTGAGCACGATAAGTATTTAAAGGAACTCTCTTGATATAACCATCCTTAGTAAGAGAAACTACAATAGATTCTTCCTTAATAAGCTCTTCGTTAGACATGGCAAATACAGTAGAGATAATTTCACAGCGTCTATCATCTCCAATCTTTTCTGCTAAATCTAATTGTTCCTTAGAAATCAAATTCAAAAGTCTTCGCTCAGATCCAAGAATTTCATTAAGATAAGTATTTCTCTTCACAAGCTTATCAAATTCATCATTCATAGAGTCTGTGTCAAGCTTTGTAAGATTACCTAATGTAATTCTCAATACTGCTTCTGCTTGATCATTAGTAGAAACAAATCCCTGAGAAACAAGTTCAGATTGTGCAACTTCCTTGTTATCAGCATTACGAATCAACTTAATAACAGCATCAATCTTAGAAGTGATTCCAATAAGACCCTCTAAGATATGAATACGCTTGTTGTTCTTAAATAATTCAGCATTAAACTTACGTGTTATGACATCTTTTCGGTGATTTACAAATGTTTCTACGAGTTTAAGCATAGGTACATTTTCAACTACTTTTTTGCCATCTAATAGGACAGTGGTATTTACAGAAAAGTTAGTTCTAAGACACGTATGCTTCAAGATTAAATTTAAGACTACATTTACATTAGCAGACTTATGAACCCAAACTCTTACATCCATACCCTTCTTATTTGTCAGATTTTTAAGGTTAGTGATGCCCTCGATTTTTCGGGATTCAACAAGTTCTTTAATCTCACGACAAAAACCCTCTGCAGAACCACCATAAGGAAGATTTACAATTTTGATATAGCATTGACCATTCTTCTCTTGCTCAATTGTGTGATAGCCCTCAAGAAGAAATGAACCTCTACCATTAGTGTAATAATTTCTAATTCCATCAGACCCAAGAATCTTACACTTTAATGGAAAATCTGGTCCAGGCATAATTTCAAGCATTTCATCGATAGTAAGATTTTGATTCTTGATATATGCTGCAATTAGATTAGCTGTTTCTCTAAGGTTATGAGGAGCCATATTAGTTGCCCAACCAACTGCAATACCAGAACAACCATTGACGATAAGGTTTGGAAGAAGAGAAGGAAGGACATTAGGTTCCATCATTTCATCATTGTAGTTAGGAATATAATCTACAACTTGATTCGAAAGTTCCGAAACCATGTAATCACCAAATGTAGAGAGTTTAGCCTCCGTATAACGCATCTGAGCCGATTTATCTTCTGGTGCGGGAGATCCAAAGTTTCCTTGAGGATGAATTAATGGATAGCGTAACGACCACTCTTGAGCCATGCGAACAAGAGTAGGGTAAATTACTGCTTCTCCATGAGGGTGATAATTACCAGAAACATCACCGCAAATCTTAGCACATTTCTTAGTTTTACCAGATGAACGAAGACTCAAATCATCCATAGCAACAAGAGTACGGCGTTGGGATGGCTTAAGACCATCCCTTCCGTCTGGCAATGCACGATCTTCCATGACAGCGAAAGCGTAATTAGTAAACCGCTCGTCGATAAGTTCTGTAAATTCTTTCACAAGAACATTATCTACAGCGCTACTAATTTCTACTGTATTGTTTTTACTTTTTCTCATACTTCCTCAGCTAAAGCCCTTTCTTGGGACTTCTTAATAATGTGCTCTTTACGTGGAGCAACTTCACTACCCATCAATACCGATAACAACTTAGATGCTTCTTCTGCATCTTCCACAGCTACTTGAATAATTTGTCTTGTGCCAATTTCCATTGTAGTATGACCTAATTCATCTCCATCCATTTCACCTAGACCCTTAAAACGAGTTACCTCAATTTTATCACCATACTTCTTACGATACGAATCAAGTTCTTCATCGGAATGTATGTAATATTTTTGCGATTTTACATTAACACGATAGAGGGGTGGTTTTGCAATGTATAGTTTACCAGCAAGAACAAGAGGACGCATAAAACGATAGAAGAATGTCATGAGAAGCGCTGCAATATGAGCTCCATCATCATCAGCATCAGTCATAATAACAATCTTGCCATATCTTAAATCTTCAATCTTAAAATCTTCTCTAATTCCAGTTCCAAGGGCAGAAATGATAGATGAAACTTCTTCATTTTGCATTAATCTAGCATAATCATTCTTCTCAGGATTGATGATTTTTCCACGAATAGGCATGACAGCTTGAAATTCTGGGTCTCTTCCAAATTTGCTCGAACCCGCTGCGCTATCGCCTTCCACGATAAATAGTTCAGTATTTACATTGTCTTCAGAATTACAATCAGACAATTTTCCGGGCAAAGAACCTGAACGACCCAAAAAGCTCTGTCTCTTAATATTCTCAGATGCTTTCTTTGCAGCTGCTCTTGCCTTAGCTGAACGTAAAGCTCTTTCTGCAATAAGCTTAACAATATTTGGATTCTTCTCAAAATACTCAACGACAGCTTCAGAAAAGAGTCTATTTACAACACCTTCAACTTCTTGAGAGCCGAGTTTACCCTTTGTCTGTCCTTCAAATTGAGGTTGTGGAAGTCTGACAGAAATAATTGCAATAATTCCATCTCGTATATCTTCGCCTGTGAGATTAGCATCCTTTTCTTTAAGAACACCAGAGCTACGAGCAAATTGATTTACTACTCTTGTGATAGATGTTTTGAAGCCACTAAGATGAGTGCCACCGTCAAGGGTATAAATATTATTTGCATAGGTATAGATTGTTTCTTCATCTTCATCACCATATTGAAATGCAACCTGAACATTAATCTTTCCACTCTTATTATCAAAGAAAAATGGCTTAGAAGGATATAAGTTTGAACGGGAAGACGCTAGATAAGAGACATAATCAGCAATCCCACCTTCAAAGTAAAATTCTTCTTTAGTTCCAGTGTGCTTATTCTCATAAACAATCTTCAATCCACCATTAAGATATGCAGTTTCACGAAGACGGCGTAATAGAACATGCTCATCAAATTGAATATTATCATTCGACCGCTTATTCCAAATTTTGTAAATAATATCTAAAGATTGTTCACTAGTATTTGTTGGCTTAAAAATATCATAGAAAATAGCACCGTTAACTTCACCATTAATTAAAGCTTTGCGCCATTTACCAGAACATTCAGCAAAAACTTCATCAATCTCGAAATCATCAATCAAATGCTCACGGAATGCATCTTCCACTGCAAATTGACCAAAAATGTTATAGTCTGGAGTGAAAGTAATTTTAGTTCCTGTTGAAGTTGAAGTACCAGTTTCAGTTACTCCAGATGCAGGAATTCCACGATCAAAACTAAGCGAATACTTCTTCTTGTCACGGGATACTTCTGCATCAAGTCTTAAGGAAAGAAAGTTTACACAGGAAGCACCGACACCATGTAGACCACCAGATGCTTCATATCCAGAACCATCATCACCAAACTTTCCACCTGCATGAAGCTCTGTTAATACAATCTCAAGAGTAGAACGCTTCTTTGGATCTTCTTGCTTAATTGCTACAGGAATTCCACGTCCATTATCAATAATTGTGACAGATCTATTATCTTTAGATACAATAACATCAATTTTTGAACAATGACCAGCCATATGCTCGTCAACTGAATTGTCTAAAATTTCCCATACAAGATGGTGCAGACCCTTTTTACCAGTGTCACCAATGTACATGGCAGGGCGAGTACGAACAGCTTCTTGACTTTCAAGAATCTGAATCGAATCTTCATTATATTGATTGGCCATAAATCTTTCCTTTTGGCATAAAAAAATGCTGTGATGTAATACCACAGCATTATACCCTAAAAGTGGGAAAAATTGATAACTTTTAGCTTAAAACGGCTTTTCTAATATGTCTGCGAATGAATATCTTCCTGCCTGATCATATCTTTCTGCTAATTTGATTAATTGAAGTTTTACAGAAGCCATTGGCATACCGCCTCCAGCTCCACCACCAGCTTGTTCTTTTTTCTTCTTGGCAGCAATATCTGAAGCAATTCCTTTGACTGTAGCTTCTAACTCATCAAGGGAAGTGATATCAGCAATTGATTCTCCTTCAGGTAATCTTTCCCATCTGGAGTCTTCAGTTTTTTCTTGTTCTGATTCTTCATCTTCAGGGGATACATTTTGACGATCAGTTCTTTTACCAACTTTATCTTCGTCGATACCACCTAAAATATTACCACCATACATAACCCAAATATCTTGAGCAACCTTAGATGAATCTGAACCTATTTTTTGAGAAAGTAGAGTTTCAATATCAACATCATATAAAATCTGTCCAAGTTCTCTAAGAGGGGAACCAATTTCTTCTCTTGTAGTAGCTGCTGGAGCACCACCAGGTGCAGCCATAGGGGCAGTTGGAGGACCACCCATAGGAGGCATCCCCATATCCATTCCAGGCAATTGAGCAAGCTTATTGAATTTCATGTTAGTTTCTTGAGAGTGAATCAGACCAAACTTTACCACGTCCAGGAGTATGAAAACCAGATGTTTCATGATGTGTATCGTCTAATAAAACAACTGGTTCTTCTTCTTCAGATAATAAATTTTCTAAAAGATCTGGGTTGATAATATGCATACCCTCGAATGAGCTTTTAGTTTGTGAAGCCTTGCGGATAATTTGCTCAGGTGAAAGATTTGCAGCAAGAACGATATCATCAGAAAATTCATCATGATTATTAACCAAAGACATTGCGCATAAAATTGCATCTGTCATTTTTGATTCTACTAATCTAATATTCTTTGTAGCTGTCTTTGTCATTTTTGAAAGAGACTTATTGAACATTGCTGAAGCTTCTGCAACAATAATCGCTTTCTCATTAATATCATGTGCATCAGGTGCAATGTCGTCTAATAATTTGTGTAGTTCTGATTCAATAGAGTGCATATAAAAACTCCCAGCAAAATGTTCCTTGAATTAATTATACATTTGTCAGTTTGATGTTTCCTTCTCCTTTAAAGAGAAGGCTTGTATTGTGTAATAAATTTTATGTTTCTAACTAGTCCAGCAGATTGTCCATTAGGAATATATGCTGCAATTCCGATTCTTGTAGCTTTCGCTTCGTTTGCTTTATTTAAGATAGCTTTACCAAGAGGAATAGCTGTACTAAGAGATGTTGGGAAATCGTTCCATAAACTAGGATGTGTGTTATAAGAACCAAATCCATTCCCTTCAGTCCAGTTGATATTTGATGAGCCAATTGTGTAATATGGTTGACTTTCAGCTGGCTGAGGTAATGAAATCATAAATTCTTTGCCAGCATTAACAGTACCTAAATCAATTCCTACCACAATTCCAGGATATATTTCAGAGTTAGAATCCATTTCTGTAACTCTTAGCCATCTACCATTACTTCCTGTGCCTGGATTATCAACAAAATATACACCATTTTGAATTGCTGAAGCTTGATTTTTTACTAGTACTCTGTCACCATAGGCTAAAGAAACACCATCAACACTTAAAGGAGCAGCTGTAGTAAGATTAGATACTGCAGTTGTTGTAGCTACTTTACAATTGTTTAGCCTTAAATTACTCCCTTGTTCTACCCAATAAATGCTTGTAGAATTAAGAACTGGAGAACTTGTCGGCATCCAAATTCCAAAATATTTATTAGCATTTAATGAGCCTTCTAAAACTTGTACTCTAAGAAGGGCATTTAGATCAGAAGTTTCATTCATTCTTTCATGTCTAATTAATTTTAAAGTTCTTTGATATCCAACTTTATAAATACCGTTTTCAGATCCTGTTGTCTGTGCTTTAATTAATATTCTTAAATTTTCAGTTATAGCCACTCCATTTAAAGTCCCAGAAGCTGCTAAAGTTAAATCGATGTTTGTAGAAGAGGTTGTATCTACATTTGCAAAATTACTAGCCCATGTATTAGATCTCATCCAGTAGTTATTAGATGTTCCCACGGTCGTTGCTGCAGAATCAAAATATAATTCCCAAGAAACATTTTGTCCTGATGCAGAAGATGTTACAGTAACTTGAGAAGGTTCTATAGAGAATTGATCAGGTGTAACATTTCCAGTTGTAACCCTAGATAATACTACTTGCTTTGCGCCTCTCTCAAATAATCTTACAGAGCGTTCAGATGATGTTGTTTGTCCAGATAAAAGAATATATGGATTTGTTTCTAAAGTTAAATCTATGCTGTCAATAGTATCTGAAACCCCGGCAGTTAAAGATGCTATATTAGAAGCTGAAAGAACATTAGCATGATTAGAATAAAGAGTTTCTGTTGTAATATCTTTTAAATCAATAGCAGTTGTTCCTAAAACATAAGATCCATATCCATTAGGTACACAAAGTTCATATTTTCTGATAAATCCATTATTGTTCATATTAACAGTCGAAAATGGATAAATTTCAGAAGCATTGTCTAAATCTGTAGCTCTTGTTAAATTATAGCTATCAATTTGGTCATATAAATAAATTCCGTTTTGTGTAGCAGTAGATTGATTTTTGAGAAGTACTAAATCTCCAACTGCTAATGTTACAGTATCAATTACAGAAGGTGGTGTTGAGGGTGTGATATTAGTAGTGGAGCCAACTCTTACTGTTTTGTCTGTTAATGATGCAGAAGCTAGAAATTCAATATTGCTCGTGCCTAAAACAGTACTTGCAGGATCATAGTAAGATCTGTAAACTGTTGAACCACCTACAGTAACTTCTATTGGGGCTATTGCTGTGTAACTTGAATCTCTCACCAAATTCATCACATAAGGGCCAAATCCATAATTGTAAACGCCTGAAAGTGGGATTGTTGGACCTAAAGCTTGAGCTGCTAAAAATACTGTATCGTTTTCAAGAACTGAGTATCCATCAATTGTTGAAGGACAGGAAGATTCATTTGAAACATTACTGGTATGAATAATGACAGTTTTATATGTAGCACTTTTACCTATATTTGGAATGATATGAATATTTCCTGAAGAACTTACACAGTACCATTCAATTTCTGGGTTATAATTGGTGTATGTAAAATCAATACCACCATAAAGAGCATCAGAATATGGAGCTTTTAATGATGTTCCAATTCTGAATATATTTTCATCATTAGCATTTGTATTTGGTAATTTTTCAAGAGATGCAAAACCACCTACACCATTTATGACTTCTGTTCCTGTAAAGACATAAACACCAGCCACATTGCCAGCAAGAGGGGTTGTAGCATTAATGTCACCACCATAAGCAAAAACTACAAGAACTCTATCTCCATAGTTTGGTGTACCTGATCCAATTAATTTGCTTATTGGTAATTGGACATTCACATTATTGACATCATAATCAAATTGCTCATTGATTTCTAATATAACTGTGTATTTACAATCTTGAAGTCTATCAATGCTTATATATCCAAAATTTCTGTTTGTTCCATTTACGGATACAATATTTTCTCCAGCTCCAAGAATGTCATCATAAATATTAATGATTCCTGTTGTGGCGTTATTTAAAGTAAAACTTGTGTTACTAGTTCCAACGCCCTTTTTAGCAGTCATGTATTTATGGGTTAAAGTAGGAGCATTTGTAATATTTACTTTTGTTGGTATCTGGAATGTAAAAGCTGTATCATAAGGAACATTTCTTGTCCAAACCCCAGCATTATTTACATAAATTCCTGAAAGATGAGGATTTGTAGTATTTTTTACGAGAATTGTATCAAGATTAGAAATACTCCTAAGAATTCCAAATCCATCAGTAAAAGAAGTACCACCTGAAGAAAATGCAGCACCAATATAATAATAACCAACTGTTGCGCTTAAATAAGGAAGAGATGTAATTAAACCATTAGAAGAAAACGGTGTAATAGATTGGTTGTTATATTGTGAGGTGTATTTAAGGTAAACTCTTCCATGATTTGTACCTTTCATTTGTTCCACAGCGATTCTAGAAAATCCACCAGCTGTTCCTAAATTTTCCCAAGCTGCATTTCTGGTTAATACACTGCTTCCTGGAGTTGGTGCGCCATTAACTCTATAAAGACCATTTTCATTTTTATTAGTTTGTGATCTTAATAGAATTTTATCATTATTTAAGAAATCTTTAACTGCAATACCACCTATCGAAGTTGTTACATTATTAAAATTTCCAGAAGTGTAACCAGTTAAATTGTCAATAGATGCAATTCTTCCTGTTAATGCTGTTGGTGTAGAATAATCAATCCAAGTAATATTTGCAGATCCAGGGACTTCAGATGTACCAGGAGCATAAAGTAAATATTTCTTTGTTGCTTGTGACCCAGAGGTGATTGTTGCGTACATGCCTCTTTTGATAGTATATTCATTACTATAAACTAATTCGTTAGCTGAAGATGCGAAGGTAGTTGTATATATTCCATTTTGTCCCTTAGTTGTTTGGGAATTTACAATAACTCTTTGTCCATTTTGAATGTTACTAAATTCAAATTTCTTTTCAGACACAGCCCCGGCAAGATTTACATTTTCGATGATTCTGTTTGAACAATCTTGATATCTAAAAGGGTACAACAATCTATCATATACTGCAATTTCTCCCTTGGTATTGAAAGAATTTAATAAGAAACTAAAGCTCTCATTCTTTCTTGTCATATAATAGAAATTGCCACCAAAAGAGTTAGTTCCGTTGGTGAGATATACAATTGTTGGGACTATTTCAGCTGTCGTATCAAAGCTTGTATGCCTAACCCAAATGCCATCAGAACCTGTACCTGCTGTTTGAACTGTGTAGATACCATTTTGCCATTCGTTAGTTGTTGATCTTACTAAAATTACATCTCCATTTATTAAAGATACACCAGATATGACATTAGGAGCGCTTGTGATACTTGTTGGGGACCATGTACCAAAACCTGAAGATATGCTAATTTTTACTGTAATTGTGCTGCTAAAATAGGCTGTTGCATCTGTCCAATTTAAAGTTGTGGAAGATTGAGCACCTGAGGAATAATATCTAAAAGTTTTTCCGCCATAAGTTGTTCCTTTTAAGATATTGATTCCCACTCTTTTCTGGCTATCAATGGCACTATTTATAAAGTTTGTTCTACTGTCAATGGTTACTTTATTTGTATTAGGGGCATAGAGTTGAGTGACAGAATAGATTCCATTTTGACTTGGATTTACCCATTGATCTTTAACTAAAATTCTATTATTGAGTGCTAAAGTTTGTCCATCTAAACTAGTTGGGGCGTTATTAAAATCTGTAATGCTATTTGTTGTTTTGTTGATTAAAGTTGTTGTAGCTACACAGTTTGTTAAAGTTCTTCTTGTGGTTCTTTCAATCCATTTTACAGATAGTCCAGCTACATAATTAGATGTGGATCCTGGTCCTTTTTCCGTAGCAGTGTCATTAGCATACATGAAATAAGACTTTCCATTATCAGTAGCAGAAGCATTTACAACATTAACAATTCTGCCTCTTTGGATTGGTTCTTCTATAAGATTGTATTTGAAAGTTGAATTTGGGTAAGCTAAATCAACAGTATATAAACCATTCTCAGTCTTTGTTGTTTGAGAAGCTACAAGAATATTATCTCCTACATTTAAAGTAACTCCATCATGAGTATCTTTAACTTGATCAATCACATTAGATGAGAAGTTTGGAAGATTTGTTAATGAGATTGCTCTTGCAGCGGGTAATGTAATAGGCTCAATTGAATCTAATAAACAATATTTGATTCTATAGCCAAGATTGTATATATTTTGTCTTAGTTCAGGTTTTTTAGTATTTGCGTCCCTATAAACATCAGCAATATATGTGTCAATCCAAAGTTTAATATCTTCAACATTAGAATTGATCCATTTTAATTGAACGATCTTTTTATCTGAATATAGGGATGCTTGAAAATTGCCAAAATCTACATAAGGAATTTCTGGATTAATTACTGTAGTTCCATTAACATTGTCAAGTTCAGTCCAGATAAAAGCTTGTGACATAAAATAAAAAACCTCTTGGGAATTATACAAAAAGGGGAGAATTGATTATTTTTTTCTCCCCTATGATGTTTCTATCCTATCTTCTGCGTTCTGGGCGATTGAAAATTTCACTAGCAACAGATGCAAGTTCAGATCTTTCAACTTTTCTCAGTAAGATAGATGCAACTAATTGGCTCTTCATACCGCCATTAACTGCGTGAGCAAGACCATTGGATTGGGCATCAAGATATGGATTTTCAACCTGTGATAAATCTCCTAAAAGAATTACCTTAGAATCCTTTCCACATCTTTCAACAACCATTCTGGCCTCTCTATTTGTGATATTTTGGCATTCGTCCAGTAAGATAATAGATCTAGGAATACTTCTACCTTGAATATATGCCATAGCTTCTACTTCAATAATGCCTTCTCTAACCATTTCTTCAAACATGTTATTAGAAGAAAGAGACTTTGAGCCTAAAATTTGATCAATATTATCTTTGATAGGTCCAAGCCATGCAGAGATCTTTTCAAATTTATCTCCTGGCAATGCTCCGATATCTTTACCGCCAACTGGAATTAAAGGCTTCATGACAATAATCTTCTCATATGTGCCTTCGTTGATTTGCTGAAGTGCAGATGCAATAGCCAAGAATGATTTACCACATCCAGCTTTTCCGGTTAAGGTTACAAGAGGAACTGTCTTATCATATAAAGCTTCCAAGGCACATTTTTGTTCAAGATTCTTGCCTTCAATGCCCATGTAAGCTTTTCTTTCAGCATTGGATTTTTCTTTTAGAATCTTCAAAACGCCATTCTTATTATATGTAGGACACTTTGCTTCGCCATAATTGAAAATCAAAAATTCGTTAGGATAACATTCCCCTAAAGATTCTTGTAATTCTGGAGATAGTTTAGAAATTTCAACAGTTTCAGATGCCCAGAGCCCCTTCCAATCAGCGTCGTTAGTACATTCAATTTGTCTAACTCCAGTGTAATCTTGAACATCTAATAGATCAGCTCTATAATTTTCACCGTTACAGCCCCAGGTTATAGCTCTGATTCTGAGTCCTGTATCTTTGGTAACAATGCAAACTTTTTTTCGTGGATTAACAGCTTTGAGAGCCAAACAACATTCTATAATTGCGTTATCAGAATGAACTTTAACAATGTTTGGTCTTTCATTTTTTTGTAACGGAGATTCGGTGTTATAAACGAATAATTTTCCGTTTTCGTCATTAATTTTGACACCTTTAATTAAATCTTGAAGAGTGTAATTTTCTAGTTGTCTAAATACTTCTCTCGCAGCAAAGCCGATATTGTCTCTTTTTGTTTTAATGTCGTCTAGATCATCAATTACGGCCAAAGGAATATAAATATCATTTTCTTTGAATTTATATAGGGCGAACGGATCATGCAGTAAAACGCAGGTGTCGATAATGTAAATATGTTTCGCCAATTTGTTCCTCCAAAGGAGTGGTTTAAGGAATTATTTCCCTACATCTTATTTCTTTTAAACGGCAAATTAGACCTATCAAAATGGCAGTTCAGGAGTGTCTTCTTGTGATGTGTTCCTTGATTCTGTGGGTAATTTTTCCAAGAAATCAGCAGCATTTTCGTCTGGTGTAACATTGAAAGATTTTAATTTTAAGATATAATCAAGCTGGCTTTTGTCGATAGTTTTCATTTTATCTCCACTTATCCAATTACTTTGATTATTTTTCTTATCTTCTTCTCTTTTTTTAGCTTGTAATTCGCCTGACCTAAAAAGCTCTAAATCTTTACTTAATCCACAACTAATATATTCTTTGGCAACATTTAAAGAAGTAGTTTCTAAAAGATTGAAGTCATTGTAAGCTGCCTGAATAGATCCATCATTGCGAGAGATTGATAAACTAGCTCTTGGAATACAGATATAAATTTTAAATGGTAAAGATTCTTCCATTTTTGATGAATCTGTTAATCTTAATACTTCATCCTCATCGTTAACAATAGATAGGGAAAGTTTGACCTTTTGTTCAGCTAATGCAAAATCCCATTCATAATTGTGATCCGCAGACTTAGGAATAAAAGCTGGAACAATATTAAGATTTTCTTTGATTTCTACAATTTCAAAGAATAAACTAAAACCTACTGTATCTTCTGGTGTGCCTTTTCTATAGTTACCAATTTTTGACCAGTCTACAGTAAATTCGCTATTGTTTGAAAATTCTGGCTTTTGTTCTTTGCCATCATAAATATCTCGTAAATAGGGATCTTCTAAAATTCTTCTGGCTCTAACAATATCTAAAAAAGCTTCCTTAGTCCCACCAAAATCAGGATGACAAGTTCTAGCTTTATTTCTAAATGCTTTGTCTAAAATATTACTACATTCAACTTTAGCAGCTCTATTTTTCCCATTAGGTAGATCCTCAGAATTAATTCCTAAAATCTCATAATAATTTTTAGAAAAGTCAATAATTTTATTAGGGTCGAAGCTATCCATAGGGTTTTTTGTACAGATATATTAATATAAGAATTATGTTCAATCTCTACAAACATATCATTGCGACAAAATATAATCTGTATGGTCATCCTATTAGAACTAAACCAACAAGATTTTTTGCAGATGAAGATCAATCAGAGGAAGATATTGTTGAAGAAATGCCTAATGTTGAAGAGGAACAGGAGGCAGAAGAACCTGTAATTACTCCAGATCCTCCCGCAGGTGTTCAAAATGAGATTGTCCCACCAAAACAAGATCCGACAGCAAATTGGCCAGCTTCTTGGTTACCTCCTACAGTTCATGATAATTGTAGATGTGTAATTAGAACAATGCCTGGTGGAAGAAAAATCTGGGAAAAATCAGAGTCTTGTTGTGAAGTTTGCGCCAATAAAGCTAGAATTTTTAATATTATCCAAAACAAACTATATGGTGTTTAGGGTTTTGTGAATTTAAGATCGTATCCCACCATATTTACATCAATTTTTTTAGATGTTACATAAGCTGTAGGTTCTCTTAGTTTATTAAGTTTGCTGGACAATTTTGTTTTCAATTTATTTTCGATTTTAGAAGATCTTATTTCTTTAGACACAATTGATTTAAAAACATCCCAAATTAAAGAATTATTGAAGTAATTATCATTGATAGATTTTTCCATTAATAATAAGGATATTTTATTCTTTATTAATTCATCTAAAAGTAATTCTCTAAATAAATGTTCTAGAGTAAATCTGATGTAATGATAGATTTTTAAATATTTGTAAGAAAGATCAAGTATTTCTTCTATTTGAATCAGATAATCTTGAAACCCATAAATTTGATTGATTTCCCCATTAGTGCCGACTCTATAGACACATTTAATAAAGTCATGATCTACTACGACAATGACTGGGCAACCTGATGGGATTTCTTCTATTTCAGATTCTAAGGGAAAAGAAACACCAAGAAATTGAGATGATTTTTTATAGAACGTTAGGTAGGCTTTCATTTCAATATTAGGGAGCTCATTCTCTTTTCGGTATCATTTAAGATGTAATTTATAGAATGGCCGTAAGTTTTTTGCCAGTTTTTAAGAGATTTTGTGATTACAGTTTCATAAAAGATTGTATTCCAGTTGTACTTATTTGTATTTCTGGTGACATTCAAGATTTTTTCTCTTGTACTGATAGCAAACTCTTCTCTTTCTTTTATTATTTCTTTAAATTTTTCAGGCAGATTTAAGCTAGAGAATGTATCGATTAATGAACATTCTGCAAAAAAATCAGCCCTTCTAGTATCATAAAAAATAGTAAAACCTAGAAATGAATTTAAGATATCAAGAGCTTTATTGATTTTATTTATAGGAAGTGAATATAGATATTGAGAGTCGATATATTTATTTAGTAATTTTAATCTATCTAATCTAATTTCATCTAAAGACTTAAAATAAAGTTCGTGGTGTAATTCTTCAAATGTTTTGATATTTTCTACTATAACTGAGGGTGAATCTAAATTGTCAGATAAAAAAGAATGTAAAGCTATTAAAATGTTTTCAGAATTCTTGCTCTCTTTAATTTCTTTTATCTTACTAATTATCTCATCTTCAAACGTATGCAATTAATCTTTCTTTCTGTTCTTAAAAATTTTATAGGCAATTTTTTCCACATAAGGTTTAAGGTAAATTGTCCCCTTAGCTCTTACATCTTCTAAATTGCCATATTCCTCCATAATTTCTTCAAGAACTCGCTTAACTCTCCAATTAACGTCATGCTCTGAAGGATTATAGTGGCCTTGCTTGAACAATAAACTACGAATGGCAGTTTCAGCTAACTTCTTTATTAACTTAACATCTCCAATTTCATCTTTGTTCTTAGCAAGTTTAATCCACATAATATTAGTCCTTCAAATTTAAAACATAAGCTACATTTTGACTTGGTACATTAGCTAAACAAACTGTAAGTCTATCGTCAGCATAAATTACATGAAAGTCTTTACCAACTACTAGATTACCGGAAATAGGGCCGATCTTCTCACTAGGATTGTACAAGTGGATCTGCCAATTTCCTTTGCCTCTGTTTTGGTTGTTGTCGGGTAATGCCATTTTAATTTCCTCTCAAATACAAGAATACATCCTAATATTCTTGAAAAATAAATATTATAACCTGTGATTCAAGGATAATTTTCTAAGGAATTTGTAAATAAAAGATATGGAACCATTTAACTTAAGTAGATCAGAAAAAAATAGAAACACCGTATATAGACGACAATTCTCTCATGAAGATGATGTAGTTGATCTATCTGGCAAAACAATTAACGAAATTGCCTTTATTAACCCTACTTTAGGCGCTATTTTACAAGAACATTCAAAAGATTATTTACCATTACCAGGATATCTTTCTATTCCTTACGGACACAAAGAGCTTAGAATTCCTAAATATCAATTTGAAGCTAAATTACTTGGTAAAATTAAAGATGCTGATGTTGTTAAAGAATTTTTTCATACACCTGAACAATTGATGCAAAATAGAGAAAATGCATTAAAAGCTATGCAGGGCTATACTCTTTCTCATACTCCATATGCTAAATCCGCAACAACTGAAGTGCAATATTCTTCTGGATCTGGCAAAAGTTCATATGAGAGAAGAGAAAATGCTTTAGTTCCAAAGTTTGATAGATTTCTTTCTGAAAGTTCTGATGAATTGAGAGAACATCCATCGAAAGAAGTGTCAACTGTTGCTAAACAATTGACTCCAAGAGAAGATCAAAAATTCTTCTGGGATTTAGTTCTCATGAGAGCTGTTCTTGATGATGATTTTTATGCTGAAAAAGAAAATGATTTTAATGCAGAACAAAAAGCTTTTATTATATCAAAGAAACAATTCTTAGATACTTTGTGCGAGCATTTATCTCTTGAAGATGTTTTATCTAATATTAAAGCTATTTCAATACAATTTTTAGCAGGGTTTGAAAGAAAATATGATTTGGAGAAAATACATACAATGAAGTTAGTACAAACTCCGGGAAATTGGTATCCAGAAAGAGACGTTCAAAAGCTTATTATGGATTATTACAAGAAACATTCTGTACAATAATCACTAATGAGAGAAATAACAGTACAGAATAGATGTTCGTTCTGTAATAAGAAGGCAGCTCATACTATTATAGATAATTTCAATCTATTTCAAGAGAGCGATGCCATTAAATTCTGCGATGATCATTATTCTTGTTTTCAAGTAGGTAGTACTCTTGGTCAGATGGAGCTTAACGGCAAACTCTTATCAGTACTCCTAAATATCCACGACGAAAAATCAGGCGAAGATCTTAAGAATAACATTTTCGATCTTATTCCTATGGCAAGACAACAATATAATGCCATGAAAGGGAAACGTTCTTATAATCATTTAAGTCCAAAATATTTTTATGATTCTTTAAATAAAAAAGTAATTGGACAAGATGAAGCTAAAAAGAGAATTAGCCTGACTGTATACGAACATATTAGAGCTACATATCAAACTAACTATAATGATAAATATAATATCTTATTATTAGGCCCAAGTGGTTCTGGTAAAACTTTAATCACCACATCAATTGCCAATGATCTTGAAGTGCCATTTGTAATTGGAGATGCTACAGCTTATTCTCCAACAGGTTTTCAAGGAGCAGATGCAGATTCTGTTATTCATGAGCTGTTTCTAAAAACCCAAGGCGATATTGATAGTGCTGAAAGAGGAATAGTTTTTATTGATGAAATTGATAAACTTGCTGGAAATTCTAGTAAATCTAAAATTGAATCTTTAAACACCAATACTCAGTTCTCTATGCTTAAATTAATTGAAGGTAAGAAAGTTAAAATTCCATCCTCTATTTTAGGTGATCAGGGTGGTCCAGCTACATTTGTTGACACTGCTAGGATGCTATTTTGTTTTGGAGGAGCATTTAACGGATTATCTGATATTGTAGCTGAAAAACTTAAGATTCATAACAAAAATATTGGTTTCACAAAGAATGATGAGAAGTCAAAAAATGATTTAAAGCCTCATGAAATTCTTGGTCTTGCTACACACGAAATCTTAAACGAATCTTTAATTGATTATGGTTTGGCTGCTGAATTTGTAGGAAGAATTCAAACAGTTGTCATTCTTGCTCCACTTACAAAAGAAGAATTGACTCAATGTTTGTTAGACCTTGATAATTCTCCTATTAATAAACAACAGATTCTTTTTGCTGAACATGGAATTGAATTAGAATTTGACGAAGAGTTCATTGAAGATATTGTAAGCAAAGTTGAAGCCATGGGGACAGGTACAAGAGCTTTAAATAATATGGTGAAAAGATCTGTAAGTTTTGCAGCTTTTGAACATATTGGACCACATTCTGCCAAGCCAAAGAAGATTATTATTACAAAGGATTGTGCAGACCATCCAGAGAAATATTCTACAGTTGATTGGTAAGGAAGAAAATCTATGTGGTACAAATTAGCAGCATCTATTAGAATTAGTCTTGATATGGCTAAATATAATGAATTTTTAACCATTTTACAAGCTGCACCGAATCCACGATTAAAATTTCGTGAATTATGGGGTTCAATGGGTGAAATGCATCCTGACCGTGAAGCTCTACAGGAAGCATTTAAAACTACAAATGATCAATCTGGCAGTAATCCAACATCGCCTACACCAAGCCCTAAACCTAATTCAACTCCTAAACCTCCTTCTACACCAACGCCAAACACAACAGATAAAGATTTGATACCACTAGATCAATTAGAAAGAAGAGATCCTAATGAAGGTCCTTCCGATTTAATTGTAAGACCTCCAGGGGGTGAATTAGATTTATATAAGCCGACAGAAGAAGATGAAGATCCAGATAAACCTAAAAAAGACGGTTGTATTATTGAGGAAGAAGTATTTATCCAAAATCTATTGACTAACTTGACAGGATATGCTCAAATTTACTTCAAGAAGAAAATATTTACAATTTCTCAAGATACATATAGAGGAAATAGGAGTCCTTTAGCTCCTTTACAGAGATTAGTAGGTTTAACACCTCCTGATAGATTGGGTCCTACAGATCCTAATACTCAAGTGTATGATCCTGCATCTGCCACAGGAAGTCCATTGGGTGATTTTAAGCGTGATAGAGGTACTATCACGGACCCTTTTGGTAACCCTACAGCTGTAATGCCAGTTAAGGATAAAGTTGTAGTTTGGAATACCGCAGATGTTCAATCAATCATGAGTTCCTTAGAAAAAATTGCTCAAATGCCAGAATTGCAGAAATATGGTGCTAAAGAAATTACTAATATTCTAAGATATCCTTTGCTTCAGGTTAAAGCTAATCCAGAATTATTGATTAGACAAAGACATAAACTTGAAACCGAAAGAAATATGTTTATCAAACAAAGAGATGATAAATTTACAGCTGGAACTTTGACTAGTAAAGACAATGAAGAATATGAAAAAATCCTTAAAGATATAAATGAAGAAATAGATAAAATTAACGATTCCATGAAAAATAAAAGACCTGAAGTAGAAGTTGTACCTTTTAAAGAATTTTATAAGCTTACAGAACTATCAAGATATTTTATATATGATGGTTCTCAACTTAATGGTGTCTTTTGCAAGCTCGAGTCTCAATTAATCAAAATTTTAAATAACACATTAAATACTCTCGGGAAAATGGAAAAAAACAAAAGACTCAAAGAAATTTATGAAAATGCTAGAGGCAAAAAATAATGGATAAAACAGCTGAATTAATTAAAATTGATAATATGTTGCATGAATTGGAAATGAAAATTGCTCAAAATCAAACTGCAGCAGATCTTCAAAGAGTATTACAAATCAAAGATCCAACAGCCTTAAAAACAGAATTATTTAAATTTGATCCAGCTGTTTTGCAAGCATTATTAGTTGAAATTAATAAAATTGAAATTCCAAATACATTAACAGAAAAGCAAAAGACTGTTGTTTCTCAATTAGAAAAAATCTATGAAGCCACTCATATTCCTGATCTTATTGGTAAACTTTTGCCTAAAATTCAAGGTTTGCAGAATATAGGCTGGATTGCAGATTTTGCTGCTAGAGCTGGGGTTGCCGTTAATGCTGCTCAAAAGATGAATACTCCTACTCCTAAACAAATCCAAAAGAAAATGAAGGGCGACCCAATTTATGGTGGTAATGCTGATGTTACATTTACAGGAACAGCCCCTACATTTGGTGGATTAACAAAAGGCCCTAATTTTGGTGATATTCCTATGTCTCAATATGTCCCAAAGTATACAGGTTATGGACATTCTGGAGGCCTTAAAAAACTTAATGATGCAACCGAAGATAATATCAAAACTGCTCAAGCAGAAGTTCAAGTCCCAGATTTCAAGCCTATTTGGGAAATGATTTATAACACAATTAATAGTAAAGATTACACAGATCAACAAAAAGCATCAGTCTTGACCCAAAAATTACAGGAGACAGCTAGTAAATATGGAATCCCCCTCAAATAATATCAAAAAGGCTAAACAATTAGATCAAAAAGGCCAATTCTATGCAGCTGATAAGATTGACAGCCAATTAATTAAAACTGCTCAAAATTATGGTATTGGTGGATATATTATGGATCCTAATAATATTGGTGGATCTTTAAATACATATCTAGGTGGACAAGCAGGTAGAGGTAATTATGGTCTGAATCCTTATCAAGGTTCTTATATTGATCCTACTGGCAATACTCCTAAAACTCCAGACGAATTTTTCTATACCATGCAAGATCCAAGAACTGTCTCAACTTTAACTCCTGACCAACAACAGAATTTAATCGATCAACAAAATAGAAAAATTCTTGAGCAAGGTACAAGAACATTAGCTGGTTTTCCTGAATTTAGAAAAGCTAAGAGTTTATATGATTTAGCTGTAAGGTCTAGTGATCCAACAAAAATGCAAGAATTCTACAATGAATTAGCTACATTAATTAAAACTTCAGGTACAAACATTGCAACAATTTTACCAGCTTTAGGAATTAGTCCAACTCAAATGGGTCAAATTTCTACAGAACTTGCTAAAATACCTTAAAAAAGATCTTAAATTGTACAAATCTCCTAAAGCTAATCGTTTTGGGAGATTTTTTTATGTGTCCTTTATATATTCAAGATAAGAAAATTTGTTTTGTTAAATTAACATCTAATGAATTTATTACATCATCTTTATTGCAGAAGTCATTACCTATGCTTAAAGAAAACTGGTCAAATGAATGTAATGGAGATTTAAATTCATGTTCATTCAAAGAAAAGATCGAAGAAAAGATCGAAGAAAAGCCAGAAGTTAAGGCGCAAGAAACTCCAAAAGTAGAACCAAAACAAACTACAGGCACAAAAGTATCCATTCATAAGCATGCTAATCCTTATGCTGTAAAGTCTGATTTTATTTATTATCCAGCTAATTCTATTCTTACAATTGACGATCAACTTTTAAATAATCTTTCTAAAAATAAAGTCCAAGAAGAATGCGATAAGTTGAAAAAGCCTTATAAGATGGGAGATATTTATATTACTTCCAATGGCGGTGAAAATTCTTTAGTCAAGGCAAAACAAATCATTCATGGAGTTGTAGCAGGAGAATCTAGACTTGTAAATGAGGAAGATATTAGATCTAGTACAAGAAAAGCTCTTTTACATGCATCTTTAAATGGCGCTCAAAGTATTGTTATGATTCCAGCAGATTGTGGCACTCATGATATTTACGATACAGCTAGAGTTCAATTGTCTGCTGTTAAAACATTCTTACAATCTAATGACATTGTAAGTTTAAAAAATGTCTACTTTGTAATGGAAGACGAGGAATCATATAAGACATTCCAAGAATATTATAATCGCATATTTCTTTCTTAGGGATAAAAAATGAGTCAACAATTACAAACAAATATACTCGAAGCTTTCTTAGATAGTTTTAGTCAGCCTATGTGGATTATTGATATTAGTGGTAAGTTGCTCATGATGAACGATGCAGCAAAACAATATGCTAATAAAGGCTTCAATATTTTATCAAGATTTAATCCAACTAAATGTGAGCACTTAAAGTTTGTAAATTTTTCAGGAAAGAAATATTTAATAGAATCTAAAGATATCAATCATGGAACTAATTGTTTTGTAGTTTCATTAGAAGAACAAGAAAATTCTCTCGCAGCACTTAAAGAATCAACATCACGACTAAAGAAAGTTCTGAGTAGTGTTTAAATGGATCAAGAAAGCAACAAAAGTATAGAAGAGCTTAAACATAAATTAGAAGCTCAAACAGAAGCTTATGTCGAATTTAATAATGCTTTAGTTAAAATCCTAGAGTTACAAAATCAACTTAAAACAGATTTACTAAATAATTCCAACCTAGAAGTGGCTGAGATTAGAAGCATTTTTGAAAAAGTTTTAGTAATTTCAACTCTTCTCGATGTATATACTAAAAATAAAAATGGCATTGGGCAAGAACTCGATGAATACAATGCAGTTCTCTCTAATTTTGGCGGAGAACTTAACGAATTTAAGAATGATTTACAAGCTATAATCAATGCACAAGCTCTAAACTCTGAAATAGATAAATTCATGAGAAAATTAGGCGAAGTTAATTCATCCGTTAGAAATGAAACCACCACAATTAAATCGGAAATTGCTAATCTCAAGAGCGAACAATCTACGCATGTTAAGAATTTCAGAGAAGCTACAGAAAATAAGTTGGATGAAATTAGCAAATCACAAGATAAATTCTTCTTTAGGATTAATCTAATTTTAGCTGGATTTGGTGGAGCATTTGTTTTATATCAAATCTTGTCTTCAGTCGGCATGATTCACTTTGGAAAATGAACATAAATATTATTGGTGATTGTAAAGATTCCAAGAAGCTTAAAGATATATTAAAGTCATTTGAAACATATGATGATTTTAAAGCTATGTCTAATGATTCAATTAATGTTTTAGTGTCAGATCAACCAAAAGAAGATGTTGACGTTTGGTATACACAGAAAACAGGCTCAAAAGTTAATTATATTGAGCATTATTCCAAAATTAGGAAACAATATAACTACAGATATTTAGTAGTGAAAAATGTAGAAGTTTTAGGGCCAATTAAGAACCATATAATTTTTTATGGTAATCGAATTAAGCACTTTTCAAATGAGAGTGAACTTAACTTGGCACTTATAGATTTACTGGGTAGCATAGAAGAATTATGAGTAGAGGTATTTCTTCAGCAATATGTTATGAGTGTTTAGATAGATTCTTCATTAATTCTGAAGAACTCTTAATCCCCAGTAATATGAACAGGCTATCAAAAAATAATACTGATCCTGTGACTTGGGCAGATTGGATACAACATTATACCACTCACTGCCCAAAATGTAGACTAAACAAAGTTCCTGAAAGTTGTTTGAACGACCTAGCTCGATATACAGCTAGGCTCCGTTAATCATACCCATAACATATTTCATAAGAATTTGTTTAGACTCAGATGTCAAATCACCATTATCATCCATTTCAATTCGGCCTTCTGAAAATAGATTAGCTACTGCACTCATAGCTACATCTTCAGTAATAGAACTAATGTCAGCTTTTTCAGGGGCAGGTTGAACAATTGCAGGAGGATTATCAGCTAAATTAAATACTTGAGCAGTCTTCTTATTTTTTTCCATTGTCATATATCTTTTCAAAAAGGTAGTCTATATCACTATCGACAACAGATGATACCCGCATATTGTTCATGAAGCCAGTTAATTCTTCAGTACATTTAGGGCATCTCCAAGGTTGATTAGATGCGAGAAGAATTCCTCTACAATTAGGATGCGCTAAAGCTCCACATTTAGTACAGGAACTTTTGGCAACTGGATGAAGAATAGGCTGATTGCAAACACAGCATGGTATATTTTTGTTAGTTTCAGGGATATAGTTATTCATTGCTTTACAATTTGTATAGTTAATGTTATACTATAGATTATTGTGTGGTTGTCAAAAAGACTTCCTTCGCTAAGAGAACATAGGAAAGGAGAATTAATATGCATTTAATTCTAACACCGATTGTATTGCTCTGGACATTGCTTCAAGGCCCAATGCAACCAAATAAAAAAATTGAAGTTGTGAACAAACCCAAAGTTACACAATCAGCTTCAATAAATAAAGATAAAGAGAAAATTAAGGCGTTTATTAAAACAGTTCAGCCAAAATATTCTCAATCGAAAGTAGATATTATTACTGGTGCTATATTTGTATCAGCTAAGAAATTTAAACTTGATCCGTATGTTATAGCTTCTACTGCATATGTTGAAAGTGAATTTAGAATGACTAGCAGACCTTGTATTGGAATGATGCAACTTGTTAGATCATCAATTAGGTATTATGACCCAAAAAGAGTATATAATCCCTATACAATTTATGGAAATATTGCTATTGGAAGTTTAGAGTTAGCAGCTCATTTAAAGAAATATTCAAGAGGTGGATTGCCTAGTCGAACAGCTTATAGGAATATGTATAGATCTTATAATGGGTCTTATCTTAAAAATAGATATTCAGTTAAGACAATGCTTGTGCAGACTAGATTGAAAACATTATCAATAGCATCTTTAAAGGCTAAATTGAAAAAAGGGCCGATTTGGAGATAAAAAGAAAAGAGGGAAGAATTTCTTCCCTCTTTTTTAGTATAGAAACTATTAAGATTAATAGCCTCTGTATTGTCCACTTGGGTATCTGGATGTAGCACCACGGAGAGTACCAGATGCAGTTCTGATTCTGGTCAAGTCAGCAGTCAATCTGTTAAGTTCAAAGAGGTTCATTTCGAACTTTCTTTGGAGATTCTCAATAGAAAGGATAGCTGCGTTTGCTGCTAATTCATCAGAGTTAGCAGAAAGGGTAGATGCATATTCAGCCTCAAATGCGAGGAGTGCAGCATCAAGTTGACCAGCGATGTTAACAAAATCTTCCCAAACGTTGGAAGGATTGATTCTTGTTGCAGTACCAACGACCGAGTCAGTTGGGTACTTAGCAGCAGAATTGAATACGTTAACTGCAGGAAGAAGCTCAAATCTGAGTGGATCAGTTCCAAGTGTGAAACCAGAAACAACATTTCTGACAACATAAACTCTACCTGCATTGACAGTACCGTTAGATACAGCAGGAAGTTTAAAGTTATTAGCAGAGATGAACTCAGCAGAGGTATCAAATGCAGCAACTCTTGTCCAAGCACCAGCGTCTACAACGGTATAGATACCATTTTGTGCTGGGTTGGTTTGGTCCTTAACGAGAACAGTGTTGTTACCTGCAGCGGTAAGCGAAACACCGTCAACGGTTTGGGAGTTGGACAATGTGATGTTTGTGGTTGTAGCAGCATGGATTGTAGCTGGGGTTCCAACAGTTCCAGCAGCGACGAACGCTACCGAAAGAGCCTGTGTGAACTTCAATTCTCTCGCATCTGTTACGTTATTTACAGCTCTTACACCAGGTGCAGCACCATTGATGAAAGATGATGGATAATTTGGCATATATTTTACTCCTTGTTTCTCTTCGAAGAAAAAAACGGATCGAAAACCTTTAATAAATTTTTTTATTGTTTTCCTCAATTTTATTCTTAATGAGGAATTTAAATACCTTTTTCTGGGTTCATAGGATTTTCCCTTTAACCAATAGAAAAAAACAAGCAGATTGTACAAAAAACAAAAGGTACAAAGATAACTTATGCCAGATTTTTATATTGTTCCCCCTCGATTAATTCCAGGGAGTCTCCCAACCTCATATCAAGTAGTCACAAGCTTAAATGGCCTTAAAGGCGATTTGTTTGTTTCCGCTAATACTCTGTCTGGCCTATCTCTTAGTATCACGAACAAAACCTTAAATCTTTCAATTACTCCTGATTTTTATGTTAAGAAAGCTGGAGATTCATTTTTAGGCAACTTAGATTTTTATCCCACAGCTGGTAAATATGGATTAAAAGTCTTAGCTTCCACTGCAGATCCAACAGAAAATGCAGAAGGAGCCCTATATTTCAATACTAACCTAAATCAATTAAAGGTGTATTCAGATGGTGCATGGTTGCCTTTAGCACAATCTGGAGCATTAGATATAACAACAGGAGATGGAAGATATCTTAAATTAGATGCTTCAAACGACCCTATAACTGGTGATTTAGATCTTGGCACTACAGTATTAAGAGTTGGAAATAAGACTGCTGACCCATTAACAGGCTTTTCAGGTCAAATTTATTATAATTCAGCTTCAAATATCCTAAAATACTATAATGGATCTGCTTGGGCTGTCATTGGTGCAGGAGGCGGTTCTACAACATTAAATCCTGGCAATGGAATTACTCTTACTCCTAATCCAATTACAACAGCTGGAACGATAGCAGTTGATGAAGCATATAATTTTAACTGGACTGGTGCTCATACACATACACAAGCTATTTCATTTTCAGCTTCACAAACATTTAATATTACTGGACTTACAATTGCCTCTCAAGCTACAGGAGACCTAATTTATAGATCTGCTGGAGGATGGACAAGAAGAGCAATTGGCAATGAAGGAGAAGTGCTTAAGGTTGTATCTGGAGTTCCTACTTGGGGTACAGTATCAGGTACAGGTTCAAATACTCTTGGTACTCCTACTATTGATGGAACTTTTACAGATGGGTTTTTTAGTACATGGACTTCTTCTACTTTGATTTCTGATGCTTTTGATGATGTAAATGAGCTTTTAAATGCAATTGCTCCTGCTCAAGCCAATCCTCTTTCTGGAACATCTTTATCTACTTCTGGAGTTACTTTCTATAACGCAATTGTATCTTCTGGAATTCCTGATTGGTATTATGGTGGAGCTTCTGCGGGTTCTACAATCTCAACGTATTTTGTATCTGGAACTATTTCTGGAGCCACAGCCAATACAGCAACGACATATAAATCTGGTAAAGCAAATGATACAGCCACATATGGAACCACTGCACATAAGAAGTACACACCATTAGCGCCTTCTGGAACTAGTATTGATCCTATTCTAATGTCCAGTATTGTAAGCACTCCATTAACTTCAGGTTCTCTTACAATTTCATCTTTCATTACCTATAACAGTATCTGGAAAAAAGCTAATGCAACTATTTCTTATTTGCACAATACTGATGGATGGGAAGGTCACTCAATCGTACATACTGATGCTGGTGAAACTAACATCTTTAATTCTTATTACGATTCATATTCAGCAGCTAACCCTAATCCATCTTTTAGTACATCTCCAACAGCCACTGAAGCCACTGTAAACTTTAAATATTTATCTGGTATAGCATATTACACAGCAACATCTACATTTCAAATTAGATTTATTGCAGCTTCTGGTATTTTTAACAGATGCTACCACCCGACTAAAGTAGCAGCAATCACAGGAACAGGAATGAATGAAACTGCTGTCAATCCTGTCTCAACTCCAGTATATACAGACACATTTGATAAATCTGGTGGAAATTTTGCTATCGCCACAATTAATGTATCAGGAAGAAGTTCATTAAATAAATATCTAACTGTTGCATTAAATAAACCTTCTGGGGCTTCAACTTCTGGTAATGCAAATTTAAATTATTATATTAATACTTTTGGAACTACATCTACAACCACAGCGGATTATTTCCAAGATGAAGCTCAAAGATTAATATTAAACACCACAACTGCATGGACTTCAACTAACACTCTGGCTAATGGAAATGCTCAAGTTAGAAACCATTCAACTGCTAATACAGGTTGTTTACAATTTCCTAACGCAACAGAATATCCAGGTTTTTCAGGAGATCAAGAATATCAAAGATTCTTCTATAAGACATCTGCATCTACTGGAACTTTGACATTTACTAATATTGCTCACACAGATATTTCTCCTTATGGCACTGGAAATTTAAATGTATTAATTTATCTAGATGCTGACAATAAATGGTTTGATCTTGGCGTACCTCAGGGATCAAATAGTAATGATGGATCTTCCCGTGCAGCTGCTATATCCGCTAAAACATCTGGTTCTGGTGGGGCAGTGGGATGGTCTTTAGGAAATTTATATACAACAGGTCCAACAACTTCAGGAAACTTAGGAAGGTATAGATTAGTGATTATTATTAAAAACACAAGTCCAGTAATCACATCTATAGTAAGCAGCTAAAATGCCTTGGACAGATAATGATGTAAGCTTTAAGAAGCTAAATAATAAACGAATTACCACAAGTACTGGAAAAGGTATTAATGAAGAAAAGGGTGCATCTACTCTTGAACTTCACTATACAGATATTAAACTTGATAATATTCCATCTACTCCGCCAGGTTCTTCAACATCAATCGTACAGGTCAATACTCTTCTTACGTTAGTCGAAGATCTTTCTGTACCTAATAAACAAGCATGGTTCGCAACAAGCATTACTGACACTGTAACTGCTAATAATGGATCTTCTCTTTCGGAATCATCTAGGTTAAAAGATTGGATTCCTGATAAATATGATGCTCCTGGAACTATCGCTGGTACTGGATATGAAATTAAGGTATATGATAAAGATAATATTCTAGTACCAAAAGCAGATGCATCGAGTTGGTTTTTTGATTATCAGACTGGAATTTTAGTTTTTAAGAATGCCAACACTGATTCTGGCACTGTAATTTCAAGAGCACCATATAAAGTTACAGGATACAGATATATTGGTAGAAAAAATGTATATTGGCCTACTCCTAGAACAGTAACTTTTTCTGGAGGCAACGTTACTGGTTCATTTACGATAGATGGTTCTGCAGATGTTTCAGGGGTAGTATTAACAGCAGCAGTTTCTTCAGCGAGTACTTTAAATGTTACAGATGATACAACAACTAATTCTCCTCGGTATATTTCTTTCACATCTGTTACATCTGGCGCTGCTACTTTTAATGTTTCTTCTACTAAGCTTACTTACAATCCATCTACTGGGACGTTAAGCTCTACAATATTATCTTCTGCGACAATTTTAGCTCCTTCAACAACTTTAGCAATTAAACCCACGACTAATGCTACAAATTCTCTATCTTTTCAAAATTCTGCTGGCACAAATATTTTAACAGTAGATACAGTAAATAATAGAATTGGAATTGGTACATCCTCTCCATCATATGATCTTGAAGTTAATGGAGAAATTTCAGCAACAAATAAAAGCTTTGTAATTAATCACCCCACAAAGCCTGACATGAAACTAAGATATGGCTCTCTTGAAGGTCCAGAAAATGGTGTATATGTTAGGGGAATTTTAAAGGATAATATTATCTATCTTCCAGACTATTGGGTAGGATTAGTTGATGAAAATACAATCACTGTAAATTTAACACCTTTAGGCAATTCTTATGGTTTAAGGGTCGAAAAAATAGAAAACAACACAGTATTTGTAAAAAGTTATTGGTGGTCAAAAATAAGCTGTTTTTACACTGTTTTTGCTGAGAGAAAAGACGTAGCAAAATTGAAAGTGGAGTTTTAATATGAATCTGCAAAATTATTATATTGAATATGATGAAACATTGAATGATTGGAAAGTTTTTGGCGATATTGAGGACGATTCTAATACAATTTTAGGAACATTTGGCGAATCTGGAACTCTCGTCGGACCTTGGTGGATGAGACAAGATGATGGATTTCAATTATCAATCGTTCAACAATATGCTGTAGAAATTGCTAGGAATCTTTTAGGTAATTATTCTGGCAGCATGAATTTTCAAGAATTTTCTATCATTAAGGTTGCAGAAACAAATGATTGGAAGATTTTGGGAAATATTGAAGATGATCATGGAAATATTTTAGCTACATTTGGAGAAGATGGAACTTTAGTTAACGCTTGGTGGCTATCTCAATCTCAAGAATATCAAGCTTCTTATGTTGGAAGATTCGCTATTTATATGGCTCAAGAGATTATTCAAGGAAGCGCTGAATAATGTTAGCATTTTTTCATCATATTAAAATTTTAAAGGTAAGAAAATGAACTTCTCGACATTAGAAATTACACAAAATCCTCAGAATCCAGCAGATTGGATTGTTAAAGGCGTGATTACAAATAATTTAAATGAAGAAATTGCCAATTTTGGTCCCAATGGTACAAGTATGTTTGAATGGTGGGCTAGACAAGACTCAGAATGGCAATTATCAATCGTAAATCAATTTGTTTGGCTTATGGCTAGAGAAATAGTAGATGGGACAGCGGAATAATGGCAATTTATTATGTTCGCCCAGATGGCAATAACAGCAATACAGGCACAGGCCCAGCTGCTAATCAAGCGTGGCAAACTTTAGCAAGAATTACTCAAGGAGGCACTGCATTTACCTCAGGAGACACAGTATTTATCGCCCCTGGCACATATCGTCAGTCATTATATACATCTGTATATACATCACCGACATACTTCACTGGCGACCCGACTGCTTCACAATTTCCTGGAGTAACACCAGGCATTGTGAGAATTACTAATTTCTTAGTAAATGACAACAGTGCTGCGACAAGTCAACTTTTATGGGGTGGTACTACATTTGATTATATCAATATTAGTAATATTTATTTTGATCATTCGTCAATACAAGGCGGGATTTATTACACAGGTACTGGGACAAATTCAAGTATAAAGAATTGTATTTTTTCAGGAAATGGAGCCGCTGGTGGTGGTTTGGGCAGTCCAGCAATCAGATTAACATCTATAAAAAATATTACAATAGAAAACTGTATTATTATGCGGTCATATGTTGGTATGTACTTAGCAACTACTACTGATACTGATACAAACATATTAATCCGAAATTGTTTTGTCAATAATGGTAATACTGCAATTTGGATAAATAATAGTACTGGTGGAGGTATTAAAATTACCAATACAGTTATATCTGGCACATCTGGCAGTGCAGTCTATATCCAAGGAACAGGAAATAGCACATCATTGTGTTATTTCACAAACAGTATTATCTATCAATGTACAAGCACCTTGAATGGCGGTTCGTCAACAAATATTATCGAAAATTATAATAGGCGAGTTGGCTCAGGAGGAAATGTCACTGTTCCTAATGGTGCATCAACAGTAACAGACGGCGCACCACAATTTGATTTTGGTCATTCTTCTTTGTTTGGTTTAGCAATTCAAAAACCATTCAGTTCCATAACAGGCTCTGTAAACGTCGGTGCAGGTCTATCAACATATGCAAGCACTACCGATTTGTATGGACAAACTTGGTCGGCTGGTGCATCGTTGCCAGATATTGGATGTGCGACAGCAGTGCAAGCATCAGGGACAAGTTACTACTACCCAACAGAGCGCAACACATCTTCTGTAACAATTTCTCCTAATGCTACATCTAAAACCCTTCATCTTTATTTAGGAGCTACAGGATTATTATTTAATACATCTGGTTTGTCGGCAAGATATACAAGATCAGGTTCAAATTCAGTTGCAATCTCATTAGTGAGTCAAACATCTAATGGCGCATGGGTTTCAGGTGGTTTTGCTGAGATTGATGCGATTAATCAGCCTGGGTTATATAGATTAGATGTACCAAATGCAGCTTTTGTCTCTGGTGTCGATAGAGTAACAATTACAGTAAGAGGAGCTTCTGGAACGAATGGAGCTGTTGTAGATTGTCAGTTAATTTCTAGTCAATTAGATCTCACTCAAGCTGTTCCGACATCAAATACAGCAAATACAATTGGAGACTGTTTAAATGCTGCTCGTGCTCAGGGATTTGGTAAGTGGGCTGTAACTGGCACTACTTTAAGATTATATGCTCCTGATGGTACTACAGTTGTTCGTACATTTACATTAGATTCTGAAACATCTCCATCACAAAGAGTATAGGTAAATTCTCATGGCTGTTGCTTATAACCCATCTATTATCACAGATGGGTTAGTTTTATATCTTGATGCTGCTAATCTTAAAAGTTATAGCGGTAGTGGAACAAATGTAACAAATATAAGTAATTCAAATTATATTGGTGTTTTGAATAATGGTGTTGGATTTAGTTCAAATAATAATGGTTTGTTTACATTTGATGGCTCTAATGACTTTATATCATTTCTTCCTAATGATATTTTTAATATAGGAACAGGTGACTTTACAATATTAGCTTGGCATAAAACTTCTTTTAAGTCAAATTATTCTACAATTATGAGTTTAGATGATGGAAATGGCACGGGTTATTTGATATATACCGCAATAAATTCTGGTGTTTTAAGAAATTGGGTTGCTGGAGTGCCAAAAAATGGAACTATTGATATCTGCACTGGTCTTTGGAATTTAGTTGGTTTGACTAGAAATTCTGGTTTATGTACTCAATATATAAATGGAGTTGTAGATACTACTTTTACTGCTTCTGGTGTTTTGCAGATATCAGGAAGAACTTTAAGTATTGGCCAAAATGCAGGTTCTTATTATTACAATGGAAATATTTCAATTGTGCAGATATATAATCGTGCCCTTTCACGACAAGAAATCTTACAAAATTACAATGCCACAAAAGGAAGATATTTATAATGGGTGTTTTTTCTTCTCCTAGTATTCCTTTAGACGGGCTTGTTTTTTCAATAGATGCTGGAAATGCAAAAAGCTATTCTGGATCTGGTACAAATGTAAATGATATTGTTACAGGTGCAGTAGAAACTTTAACAAACGGCACGGGATATTCCTCAAATTTATCTGGATATTTTTCTTTTGATGGTGTAGATGACTTTATTAATGTTGGAAGTTTAGGCACATTTACAACTCAAGGAACAATTAGCTTTTGGATGAATTGTTTAGAGGTCCAATTAGTTATTACAAATCCTTTTTCAACTAATTATAATGGATTCAATACTAATGTTTTAAGATTTGAAATTGGAGAATCTGCTGGATCTTTAAAAGTATGGATTGGTTCTGGTGGATTGGCTTCATTAACTTTTTCAACAATTAATGTAAACACTTGGTATCATGTTTTAGTTACTTGGAATCAATCTACTAATTCTTTTATTGGATATTTGAACGGTTCTTTAAATGTTTCTAGCTCTTCTTGGACTCTTTGGCCTACTTCTTTTGTAAATGTTGGAATTGGAACTGGATACAACAGATATTTTGGAGGTTTTATATCAAGTGTCCAAATCTATAACAAAGCTTTATCCGCAGCAGAAGTAGCACAATTATATAATGCTACAAAAGATAGGTATTCTTACAAAGCAGATATTGTTAAAAACGGTCTTCTTTTAAATTATGATATATCTACAGCATTGTCGTATAGAAATCCAACTACTTACATTCAAAGTACAATTAATAACTATCCTGGATTACTTGTTAATGGTCCAACTTTTAGCTCTAATAATGGTGGATATTTAAATTTTGACGGTACTAATGATCATATTTTAGTTTACAATAGTCCTTTTGGATTTACCTCAGAAAGCTTTACATATTCTTATTGGATTTATATCAATAGCTTTACAACGAATCAGCCTACCCAAGGTCCAATTCCATATTACAAAGGTGATTATCAGAGTAATGGATATTATACGCAGTTAAGTTCTGATGGTAGTTATTTTTTTGGTACGAATCAATCTGGTGCTATGCAAGCTACTACTACAGCTGCAGGAACTTTTACTACAGGTGTTTGGTATATGGTTTCAGATGTAAGAAATGGATCTTCTGTAAGAATTTATGTAAATGGTATTGATAGAACAAATGTTGCAGGTACTCATATAAATCCATCTTATTCCAGTTCGGGTTTATATATAGCATCTTATAGAACGTTTATTTTTAGCAATATTAGAATTGGACATTTTAAAGTTTACAACAGAGCTTTAACATCAACTGAAATCTTATCAAATTTCAATGCTTTAAGGGGTAGATATGGCATTTAACCCTTCTAGAAGAATCAATTCCAGATAAAGCGAATATTAATGTAGAAGAATAATCAGATATGGCTAATTCAGATAAAAATATTCGCATAATCCCCAACAGAAATTCCTCCACTGACACTCCATTTATTAGGTTTACAGGTCAAAGTAATAACCCTATTTTATTGAGAGTTTTGGATGATAATACTCTATCTTTTGAAGGAACAGCTGGCCAATTACTTTCTATCAATAATAACCTATCTTCAGGCTGGATTTTTGCTGTTTCAGATATATCAGGTATTCCATCTTTTAGAGTTAATGCAGATGGAACAATAGGATTAGCAGAATATTCAGGAAACATTGGAATTGGCACTGCTGGAGCTACACCACCTTTTAAAATCACAGCAGGAACAAATACAGCTGCATCCACCGCCACCCCATTAACAATATCTTTAGGCGGTACATATTCTTCAACAGCTGGAGCGAATCCTAAATTAAGATTATATTACGATGGAACAAACTCTTCAGGATTCGGATACAGTAATAATCAATTAGAATCTATTGCCAGAAGTACAGATGATTTTGTATGGTACTTCGGCGGGACACAAAAAGCTAGATTAACTTCAGCAGGAAATTTAGGATTAACAGCAGCAGGGACAGTATCATCCAAATTATTCCTAGAAACTAATGCTGCATCTCAAGTTGGTATTGTTGTCAAAGGTTTCGCTTCTCAAACAGGTAATCTCTTAGAACTTCAAGATAGTACAGGTGCAATTAAATATAGAGTTGCTTCTGATGGTGCTATTTATAATGCTATCACAACCGCTGGAAATACACTAACAGTAAGATCTATTTCTCTCTACGGCGATGGAAATGAAACTTTCTTTGTTTCTAAAGGTGGATATATAGCTGGTAATGCGATTCAAAACCTTTCTCAAAATACTGGTATAGATTTTGCTGGTAATAGATTAAATGTAACTGGACAAATATGGACTGGGAATACTATATATTTTTCCACCTCTGGCGCTTATTTATATCAAACAACTAATAAATCTTTTTTCGCTTCTAATGGCACTACTTCGATTTCTGGAATTTCTGTTCAAGCTTCTTCATGGTCCGATAATACAAGAACTTTAGGAATTAGTAGTCCTGGTGGTGGAGAAAGAAGTTATTTTGGTGGTTATGGTAACTTAGTAATTAACATTACTGGATACAATTCTTCTAATGGTTGGGATGCTACAAATCTTCTCTATGCTAATATAAATAATTTTGGCACATATACAGGTAATTTAGCTCAATTTGCAGTTTCCAGTGTAGATAGATTTATAGTTGGTCCTAATGCAGATACAAGCATATTCTTAAGTTCTGCTTCTGCTGTTGGTCTCAAGATTAAGGGCGCTACATCTCAAACTGCAAATCTTTTAGAAATACAAAATAGTTCTTCAGCGATTTTATCTTTTATTAATCCTTCAGGTTCTTTCTTGCCAACAACATCAGGATTAGCATTAGGTGGAAGTAGTAATAGATGGAATTTATATGCTACTAGTGGAGATTTTAATAACACTGTATCTTTATCTCCAACAGCATCAACAACAGAATTAAGATTTTATGAATTAGCAGCAAATGGAGCAGATTATACAGCATTTAAGGCTCCAGATATTCATGCTCAATCTATTACATATACATTACCAGCAGTTGCCCCAGCTTTAAACCAAGTATTAACTGCAGCTTCAGTATCAGGAGGAAATGTTACTCTTTCTTGGGGGGCAGCATCATCTGGAACTATTTCTGGAGGCGGTACTCAATATGCAATCCCAATGTGGACAAATACCAGTTCATTAGGGGATTCTATAATATCACAAAATGCAGGAGCTACTCAAATAACAGTAGCTGGCAATTTTAGAGCAACAACCAAAAGCTTCTTAATTGATCATCCTTCATATCCAGACAAGCTTTTAGAACATGGATCTCTTGAAGGACCAGAACACGGAGCATATGTTAGAGGTAGGGCAAGTGGAATAAATTATGTCACTATTCAACTACCTGATTACTGGAAAGACCTTGTAGAAGAAAATTATAGCATTTATATCACTTCAAGATGTAATTCTTCTCTTTTTGTAGTCTCTCAGTCACAAAATTCATTTAAAATCTCAAGGACAGGATTACTATTCTTGAGAAAAATTAAAATTGAATTTGATTATTTTTGCGTAGGTGATCGTAAAGATCAAAAACTAATTTTGGAGCAAGATAAGGGATAATAATATGGCTGATAATTTTTCAGATAAAGTTGTAAAGAAACTTCAAAAGCAGAATTTAGCGGTAGATCTGACAGAAGATGTTGTTGTAGAAGCAGCTCCAGAAGAAGTTACTGCACAAAGTCAAGATTTCCAAACAATGGCTGCTAACTCTGGTACTCCTGGTGCGAGTGCTAATGGGAAAGATATTGTTGTTATTCCTGGTGGTGGCACTTCTGCTGATTCTACATCTCAGATTAACTTTTATTGGAGTAAACCCACAACACAAGGTTCTACAAACACTGATACAAACTTCAGAACTACTATCTTTAACTATGTAGAAAATGCATCTCCTAACGAAGAACCTGTTTTAGCAATTGGTGGATATAACGGTACATATTATTCTCCTTCAGCAACATATGGAGGACCTACAGGACAAACAATTGCAAGAATTTGGATGCACCCATTTTCGGGTACAATTGATGCCGCAAAATTAGTATTAGAACAAACTACAAATACCGCATCAATACAATTTGGTACTAGCACTGGAGTTTCTCAAACAACAACAACTAGGGGCCATTTAGGTTGGACTGGAACAAGATTAGTTATTGGTGATGGAACTACAGCTAATTCGATTGCATATACATCTGATCTCGCTGGTGCGCAAAATATTTTCCAAAATATGACAGACGGTACAAATACCGCTGTTGCTGATACTTCTACTGATACATTTACGTTTACTGCAGGAGCAGGTATAACATGTACTATTAATGCTACTACAGATACATTAACTATTGCAACTGCAAGTATTCCAAATTCTTCTTTGACAAACTCTAGTGTGACAATTGGTTCAACAACTATATCATTAGGTGCTACAGCTACAACCATTTCAGGTTTAACATCTATAGCAGCGACAACATTTACCGGTGCTTTATCTGGTAACGCTTCGACTGCTACAACACTTCAAACAGCAAGAAATATTCAAGGAGTATCATTTAACGGTTCTTCGGATATTACGGTTGTTACAGCTGGAACTGGTGTTACTGTAACTGGAACTCAAGTAGCTATTGGACAAGCGGTAGCAACAAACTCAGCAGTTACATTTGCTTCTGTTACTGCTAACAGTGTCAGAGTAGGTAATACATCAGGAACGATCGATACATCATCTGGGAATTTAACTCTTGATTCAGTAGGAGGTACAGTTACTGTAAATGACAACCTTACTGTTGCTGGTACATTAACAGTAAATGGAACTACTACTACAGTCAATGCTACTACTGTCACCATTGATGACCCAGTCTTTACATTAGGCGGAGACACAGCTCCTGCATCAGACGATAGTAAGGATCGTGGTATTGAATTTAGATGGCATAATGGTACTGCAGCAAAAATTGGCTTCTTTGGATTTAATGATGATAACCAAAGATTCATGTTTATTCCAGATGCAACTAACACATCTGAAGTTTTTGGTGGAACTTTAGGTAACATTGAAGCTACTACATTTTATGGTGCATTATCCGGTAATGCCACAACAGCTACATCTTTAGCTACTTCTGGTACTGTAGCTTTAACTGGAGATATTACTGCTACTGGTGTTACATATACATCTGGAGGCAATGTATCTCTTACAACAGCAATAACAGCAGGAGCAATAGTTGATGCAGATATCAATGCATCTGCAGCGATATCAGACACTAAATTAGCAACTATTACCACTGCTAACAAGGTAAGTTTATCAGCATTAGATATCGATGGTGGTACTGATATTGGAGCTGCCCTAGCAGATGCAGATTTATTTATTGTTGATGATGGTGGAGCTGGTACTAATCGTAAAGCTTCTGCAACAAGAATTTCAGATTATGTATTTGGTAAAGTTTCTGGTGACATTACAGTTACATCTGGCGGAGTCGCTTCAATTGCTGCTAACTCTGTTGCTCTTGGTACGGATACAACTGGTAATTATGTTGCATCTATTACAGCAGGATCGGGTATTGCATCTTCTGGAGCCACTTCCGGTGAGACAATAGATCATACAATATCACTCAAAAATGCTGGCTCACTATCAAACAATACTGTGCCAATTTGGACGACAGCATCATCCCAATTTGCAAATTCTGCAATTGTTGATGATGCAACCACAATTGCTTTAGGAAGAGCCTCAACAATCACATCCTCATCTGCATTATCATCTGGAACTTATTTGACAATCACTACACATGTTACAGATAATGATTCTACTTCAGATTATTTTATAAGAGGATTAAATTCATCAGGAACCTCTAAATTCTCCGTTGATGCTAGTGGAAACTTAAGAGCAACAACTAAGAGCTTTGATATTCCTCACCCGACAAAAGAAGGAATGAGACTTGTATACGGTGTTCTTGAAGGCCCTGAACATGGAGTATATCATAGAGGAACAGTTGAGGGTAAAGACAAACTTAAGGTAGAACTTCCAGAATATTGGCATAAATTAGTCGGTGAAAATTACTCTGTTCAACTTACATCTTGGGGACCATATGCAGTTCATTTAGTGGAAAAAACAGAACATTATTTTATAATACAACTATCTAGCAACTTCGTAATGAGAAAATTAAAAACAATTAAAGTGGATTATGTTGTTCACGGTGCTAGATTGGACGCTCCACTAGAAATTGAGCAGTGATGCATTTGTTCAGAGTATATAAAAAAGATAACCCGAATGTTGCCTGGATCTCTATTGAAACAGGCAACATAGATCTTGAATCAGGTATAAGAATGGTATTTTCATTTTTAAACCTAGAACAACAAGTTATATCTAAAAATTTATTTGTAATTCAAGGTGATGAATACAATGATCTTGGTAAAAGCAATACAGAATTAAGTCTTGCTATCATTGCTAAGTTATTAGAATATACCAATTGCATCATCGTAAAAGAGTAGAGGTATTAAGTGGCTGTTGATGTTATTATAGATCCTTCTAATGGACAAATTTATTGGAATGATAATCAAGCTACAGCCCAATCAATAGCAATATCTGGCAATGCTTCAGATAAAATTAATTTCATTGGTTATTCAGGAGCCTTTGGTGGAACTGCTGGAACTGCTCCTAATGACCCGGTAACCAGAGTAACTATTAATGATTCAGCCTCTGGTACGTTAATTCCAGGCACAAATGGTCATGAATTAGGTTCGGATGCTTATAGGTGGGCCGTTTCCGCTACCTCTATAAGTGCTTCTGGAACAGTTACAATTACTGGTGGTGCAACTAATACTAACGATTTACTTTCTATTACAAATGGTGGTACGATCAAGGTTGAAGGTAATGTTTCTGGGCAAAGAGGAATCAGATTAACTCTTCGTGGAGCTGGCAATCAAACAGTAGATCAAAATATTTTAAGTATTGGTAATTCAGGAGGAAGTCATACAATATTTAATAT